GTGAAATTACGTAAAGTAGCGGCTAGTGATTGGACACGTGCTACTGATTTAGGAGACCAAATTCTTATTAAAGGTACATTTGGAGAACTTTTAGGTGCTCAAATTATCCGTTCTAAGAAACTAGCAGAAGGAACTGGTTATCTAGTTAAGAAAGGTGCAATTAAATTGTACATGAAGAGAGGTGTTGAAGTAGAAACTGATAGAGATATTCAAACAAAGTCTACAGTTATTACTGGAGATCAACACTTCACTGCTCATCTTTATGATGAATCTAAGGCTATTAAGATTACTGTTGCACCTTAATAGACCAATTTAAAAAAGTATTGAGGGAGATTTCTCCCTCTTTTGCTTTTATAAGGAGGAAAAATTCATGGGAATGTTATTAAGAAGACATAGAAAAAAGAATCTTCAAAACAATGAAGATATTAAACCAGAGGTTAAAGAAGCAGAAGTAAAAGAAGAGAAGAAAAACAATAAAAGAAATTCGGATAAGTAGGTGGACAAATGAATTACTTATCCGAAGATGCAGTTGACAATGAAAATTATTTTAAGGTCTTAGAATATTGCGAGAGCATTCTTGGTGTTGGTTTTGACCGAAAGTTGTTTGACTTCTATATTACTAGTGCTCAAGATTTTATTTTTGATTACTGTAGAGTTGTTGATGTTCCTTTAACATTACTGACAACAATTGCAGATATGGTTGTATTTCAATATCGTCAAAAAGGTGTCGAGAATATTCAATCAGAAACTAAAGGAACTACAAGTCAAATTTTTCTTATTGAATATCCACCTAACATTATGAAGCGTCTTAAAGCACATAAGAAGGCGATATTCCGATGAGACTTCCTAAAACTCTTTACATAGTCGAAATGATTCAAAGTGAAGAACCTACCTCTATTGATCCATTTGGTCAGGCAATTTATGGAGAAATTCCTGAAAAAACTCCATTGCTTGGTGAGGTTGAACCATACAGTAGTAAATTAGCCGAAACGCAATATGGAGTGTTTGCAGAAGTACATAATAGACTTTATTGCTATCCAAATCCAAACATAAAGTTTCATACTCTTATTGAATATGAGGATGAGTTATATAAAGTCGTAGAGTGTATGAAATATGATAGACACTATGAAGTATTGTTAAAGAAAGAGGCTAAGTTATGAGTAAATTCGATGAAGTCTTAAAAGAGATGGAGAATAAAAAACAAGTTGTCTTGAAGACGATTGGTTTGTTTTGTGAAGGTGAGGCAAAGTTACGAACACCTGTTGATACAGGGAATTTACGTGGCTCAATTACACATGAAATAGATACCAATGAAGATGGTGGAAAAGTCTGGATTGGAACAAATGTAGAATATGCACCATATGTCGAGTTCGGTGTTATGTCTAAGAACATTCCAGCCCAACCGTTTTTACTGCCATCAGTAGAAGAGAATCTTGGTCAAATTAAGGACATTATTCAAAAGGGGTTGAGTAAATGATTAAAGCTATTCTAGATTATTTAAAATCAGATGTTGATTTAGTTTCTTTACTCAATCACACTGATAAATTCCCCAAAATTACCCCATTTGAACCGAAAGACAAAAACAACTACCCCTATGTTGTTGTAACTATTTCCCCATTATTAATGGGCGATGTTGATCAATATAAGTGTGAAGTACGTGTAGTGACTAACGATCAATATGCGGTTGAAAGTATTAATAAAAGAATCTTGAAGTTACTTCATCTCAAGAATACATCAGGATTCAAGACTAATGAAACAATTATCTACCACTCCAAACATTCTGGAAGTGGTTTTTTATATGATTCAGAGTCAAAAGTTATTGAGCAAATACTAAACTTTATTATTAAAGGAGAATGAAAACATGGCAACAGTTAAAGAAGATAACATTATTTTAGGGTCTGGTGATTTATATTTAGGTCAAGTTACCCAAGCAAATCCAACTGAACAACAAATTACTGATTCATTAGTTAAAGTCGGATTAATTACTGGTGGAGCTTCACTAAATTATACTCCAACTTTTCATGACGTTATGGCAGCAAATCGTAAGGGAGTAATTGCTAGTTTCTTAACACAAGAACAAGTAACTTTTACTTCAGGAGTTCTGACTTGGGACTTGAAAAATTTAAGTAGATTAAGTGCTGCATCCTTTACGGATGATGAACTTAATGGTAAAAGACGAGTTGGTATTGGTGGATTATCTAATGTACCTGTTAACTACCTTCGTTTTGTTCATACAAAGCCGGATGGTAAGAAATTAACAGTAAACATTTTCAAAGCACAAGCTCAAAATGGATTTGAATTTGCTTTCAATAGCGAACAAGAAACTGTTTTAGATATTGAATTTAAAGCACTTACTGCTTTGGATAAAACTGATGGAAACCTTGTTGAAATTATTGAAGAAGTAGGGGCAGTAGTTGCTCCAAAAGTTACATCAATTAGTCCTACAACTTTTGCAGTTGGCGCACAACCACAAGTAATTGTTGTTACTGGAACTGGTTTCACACCTGATTCTGTTGTAATTAAAGACCTGTATACTGGTGTAGAACCTCAATACAAAACTTTCTACGATAGCCCAACGCAATTAACAGCTATTGTTGAAGGTCTACCGACTGGAGCACAATCTATCGGTGTTAGAACTGGTACAGTTGATTCTGGAATGAATACTAGAACAGTAACAGTTACAGCTTAATTAATTTCGAAGGGGAGGGAGATTATCCTTCCCCTTTTTATTTGTAAAATATTAGGAGGATTTAGTAAATGAAAATTGTAGATTTAGATGTATTAGTAGCAGAACCAATAAGATTTGTATTAGGTGAGGACACGTTTGACGTTCCAACTAATCCAACTACACAAACTGTTTTAGCAATGATGGCTTTAGATTTGAAGTCAAAAAAGGCAAAGACTCCCGAACAACAAATTGAATTATTAGGTGAAAGTGTAGCTTTAATTCTTTCTCAGTCAGGTAAGGATGTTACAACTGCATTTGTTCTAGATAAATTCACTATGCCACAGATGAAAGCAGTCACACGAGCATATGAGCAACGAATGATGGAAATTAATAGCGACCCAAACTAAGAATACCTGTCCTTCCAAGTGTAGGAAAAGGACAGGTAGAAGATTCAAATATTGAGTATATGAAAAATTTCACTTATTTAAATAGAAAGACAAAGATGACACATGATGAACTTTTAAAATTGTCCTATCCAGTCTTTCTATCTTATTTAAAACACAATTATATATTTGATCTTCAACAAACAGAAGAAGGACGTAAGCAACTTGAACAAATTGAAAGATACAAAGTAACTACTCCAGACTTTGCAAAATTACGCATGAATGCTGGATATAAGGCAGGTGGTCAAGTTGAGTAATGAATTAGGTAGATATGGTGCAACGGTATACTTAGACGATAAAGAATTCGTTCAAGGTATGAATAATGCCGAACAGAATATTAACAATGCCGATAAAAACACAAGTATGTTTGCTTCAAGGTTAGGAACTATTGCTGGTGGTGCTATTGCAGGTCTTGGAGTGGCTTTCGCTGGTGCAACTTTTGCTGGTGTGAAAATGGCTGATGATTTACAAAAATCATTAAACAAAATTCAGGCTCAAACTGGTGCAACAGATAAAGAAATGAAGAATATGGAAAGTTCTTTAAAGAATATCTACAATGCTGGTTACGGTGAAGATTTTAATGATATTGCAAATGCAATGGCAAATGTAAAACAAAACACTGGACTTGCAGGAATCGAACTTGAGAAAGCAACTAAGAGCGCTTTAACATTAAGAGATACGTTTGATTTTGATGTCAATGAATCTACAAGAACAGCACAATCTTTAATGAAACAATTTGGAGTTACTTCCGAACAAGCTTTTAACTTAATTGCACAAGGTGCTCAAAATGGGGCAAATAAGAATGGGGATTTACTCGATACCTTAAATGAATATGCCCCTCAATTTAAATCACTTGGTTTTAATGCAGAAGAATTTACCAATGTATTAATTGACGGTGCTCAAAATGGAGCTTGGAGTATTGATAAAGTCGGGGATGCTATGAAGGAATTCAACATTCGTGCAAAAGACGGCTCTAAGACTTCTGCTGAAGGATATGCTTTATTAGGCTTAAATGCAAAGTCAATGACAGCACAGTTTGCTCAAGGTGGAGATACAGCTCAACAAGCCTTTACAAAGGTGATGACTTCATTAAATGCAATTGAAGACCCTGTTAAAAAGAATACAGCCGGAGTAGCTTTATTTGGTACACAATTTGAGGACTTAGAAGCTCAAGGAATTGCAGCACTTGGAAATATTGGAAATACTGCTAGTCTATCAAAGGATGCTTTAGGGAAAATAAGTGAAGTCAAATTTAATTCTCTTGGTGAAGCCTTTGAGGGTATTAAACGTAATTTACAAACAGCCATGATTGAACCTATGCAAAAACATGTTCTTCCTTTGCTTAGTCAATTCTCCAAATATGTCATTTCAAATATGCCTCAGATCAAATCGTTTATTTCAAATACATTCGAAGGTATAGGGAAATCATTTAATGCAGTAATTAATGTTACTAAGTCATTAATTAAATGGTTTTCAGATGCTAACAAATCCTCTAATAGTAATTTTTCAAAAATTAAAGAAATCATATCCAATGTAGTTTCCGCAGTTGGGGATATTGTTTCAGAATTCGTAAAGTTCGGAACTGCTATTTGGGATAAATACGGAAAAGATATTTCTAAATTTGTTAAAACTTCCTTTGGTAATATTTCCCAAGTTATTAAAGGGACACTTGATGTTATTCGTGGAGTTGTCAAAACGGTTCTATCCCTACTTTCTGGAGATTGGAAGGGGGCTGGTGAAGGACTTAAATTGATAGTTAAGGGTGCTTTTACAGCCATAGTGAACACTATCAAGCAAATCCTATTCGGTTTGGGTGCTATATTCAAAGGTGCTTGGGAATTGGTGGAAAATGTAACTAACACCGCATTACTTGCTTTGGCGAAATTAGCAGTTGATTGGGGCAAAGATATTGTTAGAGGTTTAATCAAGGGTTTAGGATCAATGATTAAAGCTGTAGCAGATAAAACCAAAGAGATAGCTAATTCAGTTACAAATACTATTAAAAAGGTATTGAAAATTCATTCACCTTCAAAAGAAACCGAAAAACTCGGTGAGCATACTGGTGATGGGTTTGCGAAAGGTATAAGTAATAAACAGAAAAAAGTTGAAGAACAAGCTAAGAAAGTGGCAACAGCAGCTAAGAAAAGTTTTGAAGCTGATTTTAATAAAATCAATTTAAAATTAGATGCTGGAAAAATTGGTGTAGATCAAGCGGTTAAAGAACTTGAAAAATTAAAGAAACAATATGCAAGTGTTCCTAACGCTGTTTTGATTATTGAAAAAGAAATTCGCCAAATTCAAGGGAAAACAGCAAAGGAAAGAGAAGCGGAACGAAAAAAGCAATTTAAAGATGAACTTCAAGCTATTAAGGATAGAAGTGATTTAGGTAAAATCTCTCTAGAGGCAGAACTTAAACAACTTCAAACGTTAATGGCTAAACATAAAACAGGTTCGGCTGAACGGATTCAACTTGAAAAAGAAATTGCTAGAGTTAAAGATGAAATTCTGAAAAGCCAATTTGACAAAGAAAAAGCCGTCATTGATAAAAAGAAGTATTATAACGAACTATCATTAACTCAAGAATTAGCTCTTTTAGAAAAGAATGTGAATGCTTATAAAAAGGGTTCTGAAGAACGTGAATATTATGAGCGTGAAGTTTATCGAGTTAAAAAGGAAATACATGATAAGTTAGTTAGTATTAATGAGGAATACGCTAATAAGGTTAAAGAAACTAACGACAAGATGATCGAAGATGAAAAACGATTAAGGGATGAGTACTCTAAAACTGTTGAAGATAGAACAAATTCATTGTATTCTTTCGCAGGTTTATTCGATGAAATAACCCTTAAAAGTGAAATCACAGGTCAACAACTTATAAACAATTTAAAAGGTCAAGTTGAAACCTTCAGTAGTTGGAGTGCTAATATAGCATCTCTTGCTTCAAAAGGTATTGATGACGGTCTTTTAAAGGAATTAGAAGATATGGGGCCTCGTGCAGCAGCAGAAATTGCAGCTTTAAATTCTTTAAGTGACACTGAACTTGCTGATTACGTTGCATTATGGCAAGAAAAACATGCTTTAGCAACACACCAAGCAACAGAAGAATTAGAAGAAATGAAAAATCTAACTGAACAAAAGATTGATGAACTCCACAAAGCTACTGAGATTAAGCTAGGGGAATTAGAAGACGAGTGGAAACGTAATATGAAAAGTATTACTACAGTCGTTAAGAATGAGTTCTCTTTTATGCCTTCATTAGGTCAAAGTGCTATTTCAGGTTTACTTGATGGTATTAATTCAATGATGCCGGATTTAAAGAAGAAAGCTAGTGAAATAGGGAAAATTGTCAATTCTATTGTTGGTGGGGTAGCAACTGCAAAGAATACATCAATTCCGAGTGGTGGGGCAAGTGGCGGAGGCTCATCTAAAAATGTGGGTGTATCTTGGTATGCAACAGGAGGTATTTTCACTAAACCTTCTATTGTAGGTCTTGCAGAAAGTGGAGATGAAGCTATTGTTCCTCTTCAGAATCCTACATATATGGCACCATTTGCAGATGCGGTGTTTAATCGTCTGTATGACAGACTTTCTTCTAGTCCGAATAATGTTAGTAATTCTAATGTTACTCTAAACAATAGTTTCAATTTTGAAGTCAAAGGTAACATTGATGACAGTGAAATGAAACGTATTGCAAATTATATTTCAACAAATACATTAAACTCCTTGAAATTGAATGGTAAATATTAACTGATGATAAGTCGTCCTTAATGGAGGGCTTGTTTTTATTGTAGGAGGTGTCAGCGAAATGCCAAATATTAAATTAGATGAAATTGTTCAGGATCATGAAAAGAGGATTATTGAATTGGAGAAGAATTCTTTATTAGTTAATAATACTCTTTTAAAAGTTGAGAATACTTTACTTACGGAAAGTAGAGAAACGAGAGCTTTATTAAATAAGATGATTGAAAAACAATTTGGACTTGCAAAAATAAATTTAGCTAAAAAATGGGAATTTTGGTTTGCTATTGTAGGTAGCGGAGGAATTCTTTATGCAGTGTTAGACGTATTATCAAAGTGAAAAATTTAACCCCTATCCAAATTAAATGGAAAGGGGTTTTTTTGTCTTTTAATCTTCAAATATAGTATGCTTTACTTTCCATTTTTCCATAGCAATAAAAACCCAAAATGAGTAGATTCCTACAGTTACAATACAAAGTAATAACCACTTAATCCAACTTCCAAATAATCCAATAGCTGAACCTGTAAATTTCAATCTTTTTCCATTAATGACAGTATGCCTCGTTTTCCATCCTAAAACCATTGTAATAGCCCAAGGGTAACAAATACCAAATGTTAATGTTGTTACAAGAACACCTAAAATAGACCATCCTATGTACTGAAACAATCCACCATCAAAATAAGATTTTCCCTCGGCTTTTGAAACATTATTCTGTATATTTACAACTACCTCACCCAAAAAATATTCCTCCTTTATCCTTTTATGGAAATTATAACATTTTCCACAATGTTTGAATAATTAAATTTTTTACAAAAGTTTATTGGTGTCCTTGCATTATTTTTCATTGTTAAGCATAAAATTTTTCTGTGAGGAAAACTTGACGGAAGAAAAATTTCAGCAAACGAATTTCAAATCGTTTTTCTTGTTATGGCAGGAAAATAAACCACCGAAATAGAATAAACTATTTAGAGGTGGATAATATGTCAGTTGTAAATAATCTTAAAGAAATAAGACATGATTACCGAATGAATCAAACCGAGTTTGCGTCATTTCTTGATATAAGTATTCATCAATATAACCGATACGAAAAACAAGCAATTCAACCTTCATTGGAAATAGCTCTAAAGATTAGCGAAAAAGTCAACAGACCAGTTAATGAAATATTTAAGAGGACTCCGTAAAATGGAATCCTCTTTTTTTTGCATTTTTATAAATAAATTTTTACTGGACATACAATATTTTGTAATGGGCGAATAAAAATAGATTAAACCTAAGTTAAACGAACAAATCACCTAGGTTCAATCTACTGGAAGGGAGAGCAAAATAATGATTCTTTCAGCGATAAAGTACTACTGCATTATGCAAATGTATGTTGTTATCTACAAGAAGGTAAAAGCTACTGTAAAAAATGATGTCAAAGTTCATAAAAAATGGAGTGAAATGGAATGAACAATACGAATGTTTATAAACGCAAAGGTGTTGTGTTTAACATTTCAGACCCAGACCAAGTTAAACTTTTCAATCACGCTATGAGTAGATCAAATTTTTCTGCTTACGTTAAACGTTTGATACAACGAGATATGGATAGTTTTACAAGTAAGCCTGAGACCCCCATAACATCATAAGTGTTCCGATTGTGATTAATACTATTGGCATTTAAATCACTCCTTGTTTTGTTATGTTTCTATTTTGCCTGAGTAAGCAAAAAAATATACACTTCTCACAAAAAAATATTTTGAGGTGAAGGGAATGAGCTTATATCTTATTGGGAGTTTATCGTTTGCAGGAATTACCTTGATATTATTAACGGTTAAAACAAAGGGGAGAAAATAATTATGATGACAGGAATTGTTTTAAGTTCTATTTATTGGTCTTGCATGGTGTTGGCTAGTCATTTAGCAAAAAACACTGAACCAATTGATCATGATGAAATCGTCAGTGTTAAGAAATGGAGTGAGATTAATGGTAAATAAAATTACTTTTAATGCTCGTTGCTACGATGGTTATAGAAGTCATATCGTTTTTGATATTGGTGATAATTTTCCTGTATTAGAAATCGAACAAAAGGAATTGCTGAAAATCGAAAAGTTTCTTGGCCATCTAAAGCGAAACAAAAGAGCATATATGACAATGGCTTACTCTTTAGCTTTACTTTTAATGCCTCACGGTGCTTTAGCTGCTGGTGGAATGAGTTCTGGAATGAACTTAATTGTATTACTTCAAAAGGCTTCATTTTGGATAGGGATGGGAATTACAATTTGGGGAATCGTGGAAATGATGTTGGACGCTCCCGGCTGGAAAGGACGTATTATGAAAGGTATTTTAGGTTACATTTTCATTCTAATCGTACCACTTATTTTCTTGGAGTTAGATAGAGGTTTGAGAGCTGATGTGTGGGATCAAATTAACGGCTCAGTTAATGATGCCGAGAAGGTGACTACACCATGATTACTAAAACTGCAAGTGGTTTTAGAGTAACAACTCAATTTGGAGAAGTTGATAAATTACACCCTTCTGGACATACAGGGATAGATATAGCACTTCCAGAGGGGAGTCCCCTTTATTCGATTGGAAACGGTGTAGTAGAAAATATCGTTAATTATCATTCTGAAAATATTGGAAAGGGTGTATTTGTTCGTCTCGATTCAGGGGAAAAAGTGATTTATGGACATTTATCAGATGTACCCTCAAACATTGATATAGGTGACAAAGTAAATGTTGGGGACTTAATTGCTTATTCAGGAAATACAGGTAGGTCAACAGGTGGACATTTGCATCTTGGTCTACGTGATTCGCAGACAAATGAATTTATTGATCCAATAAAATACTCTGATATGGCAGTTTCAAACGATAGTCGATGGATACCAAACTTTATAGAGAAACCTTATGACAAAGTAGGTAATAGTATTAGTGAATTAAATGATAAACTTGATACTTTTGGCTACTGGATTAATCCTATACACTGGTTCACTGAAGGATGGGCAGCTTTAGAAAGGTTAATTTTACATCCTGAAACTGGAGCTTGGTTAATTGGAGGAACAATCATAGGTGTATGGCTTACTATGGCTGGATTAAACATTCCTCGAAAATACATCTATTGGGGATGGATAGTATTCTGGATTTTGAGGGGGTTTGTATTTGCATGAAGAAGGATAGAAGAATGTATTTGGTTGAAAAACTACTACAAAAGGCAGGGGATAATCCGAGTACACCTGAAGAAAAGGAAGCTTATAAAAAGGCAAAGCAATTAATGAAAGAGATTAATATGACTGAAAAAGAAAAATATGGAGGTTATATCGGTCATAAAGAAAGTCTTAAAGAAATCCTATTAGGAAAGTTTATCAATGCAAAAAATGTATTTAAAGACATTATATTTAAAAATTCAACAGTCACTATACCTTGGGATAAATTCTATAAAAGAGAACTTGATGATTCTGTAATTTACGAAATCACTCCTTCTAATTCTGTTCGCAATAATCAAACCTACATCCTCACTAAAATTATGGCTAGTTTCTATAAAAAACCAAGTGAATTACGCAATTGGTTTTCAAATGGATCACTTCTCTCAACTAAATCTCCATACCGTTGTAACTTCCGCATTGTAATGAAAGCAAAAAGTATTAGTTTTTATCTTATCTTACCAAGAGAAAAAGCCAATGAATTAATAAGAAAAGTTGAATCTGTTTATAACGATTCAAAAATCACAATTAAAGAAGTTAAAGCCTTACCAAAATTATACCCAGAAAAAGTATTTTGTACTGAATTGGGATATAGAAAACATGACATATTTAGCCTTGATACTGATAAATCTAACAATTTCCCACTTCCAAGTCTTTTGACTTCAGTACGAAATTTAGAAGGGGATGATATAGCGATTTTCGATGCAATGTTTGAACCTTACGACAAATACAAGTGGTACAAAGAAGCAAAAGAAGCCCACACCCAATTAGAAAAGGGGCAAGTACCAAATGTTAAGATGGGTACAAAATTCTTTGGTGGAATAAATAAAGGGTTGGAAAAAATTAGAAATGAAATTGTTGAAGCAACAAGGTTTACAAAGGATCAAAAGAAAGTATTTGAGGAATGGAAAAAGGATACTTCAACTTATAGAGAAGCAATATTTATCAGACAAGAAATGACTAATGCAACTAAACGAAAACAAAATGAGGAGGTATTAAAGACTTATTTAAGAATAGCCGTACAGTCTGAAGATAAGGATAGAGCAAAAGATACAGCAATCACCATTGCAAATTCATTTAAAGATATTTCAGGTAATAATGAACTTGATCGTTTTGATGTACCAGAGAAATGGAATTCCTATTATTTAAATGCTATCGAAACTAGGAAAGGATTTAGCATTAGATTTAAACCGAATAAATTTAGTATTGATGAAGCAGGTAAATTTGTTCAATTGCCGGGTGATACATTAATTAAAGAGTTTCCAGAAATTCAAGCACGAACAACTAAAGAAGTTACTATTCCTGAAGAATTGACACAAAAGAATATTAAAACGGTTAGATACGGATATGTCACAGAAAGAGGGGTAAGGAAATTAGTTGGAATTCCACTAGAAGCATATAGCGTTAAAGGAATTAATGGAGAATTAATAAAAGCCGAACTTAAGGCTGTATATGATGCTGTAATGTCTTCCACTTTTGGGCAAGGAAAACAAGGCACAGGTAAGTCTGAAGGGTTTGGAACGGTATGGGCTTATGACATGGTTAAGGCTGGATTTACAGTCATATTAATGGACACTGCTGATGGTGAAGTTTTAAAGAACTTTGTAAACTCCTTACCTGCTGATTTTCCAGAAGAAAAGATTCATTGTTTAAATTTTGATTATCGTCAATGGTCAATTCCTCTGGGTTGGGATGATGTTTATGGACGTACATTTAATTCTGCTGATGGTGATGAAGAATTACAAGCTCTAGAGATTTCTGAAAGGATCACCAGTCGCTTTATATCCTTTATTAATTCACTAAGTAATACAGGAGAATTTACAGATAAAATGGGTCAATTCGTCAATAGTTGTATGAGAGCAATCACATTCAGAAAAGGATGGTCATTTCTTGATTTAGAATTAGCTTTAACAAGTCCGTCCTTTAGAGAAGAATTATTAGAACTGGATGCGATAAGAAAAGAGCCTGATATTGTAAGAGACTTAGAACAACTTCAAAAAATGGCATTAGAAGGAAAAACTAATACAACGATTGATGGTATTGTAAGTAGACTGAAAGTGTTATCTTCAAGTAAATTCATGGCTAATTTATTTTATCAGCCTCCTAAATTCAATGAAGATGGTACACCATTATTTGATATGAGAAAGCTTATGGATAATCAAGAAGGTGGATATGGTCATGTGATTTGTATATACGCTTCGGAAATATGGGATGAACATCAAGCAACTATTTTAGGATTCATGGAAGATAAGATAAACTTCAACGCTTTTAGTCGAGTTGATATTCCTCAGTCAGAAAGAAAACCTGTCTTAAAATGGATAGACGAACCTCATAAAGTTATTAAAAGACTTGAAAATAAAATAGCAGGAACAGCAGTTGAATTCCGTAAATACAGAGTAAAATACCTCTTTACAGGACATTCAATTGATCAGATGGGGAAGGCTGCTAAATCCTTAATGGATGGTGGAGTACAGATTACATCTTATAAAACTGAAAGTGTTGAAGATTTAAAGAGATTCAAAAATCAATTTGCTCCTTATAGTGATCCTGACGAATTATACTCTTCTTTACCAGAGAAACACGTTGCAATAAATAAGATTAGATTACCTTCGGGGGAAAATTGTCCAGCATTTATTGCTGAAATGGTTAAGCCTCCAGACTTTGTAAAAGATAGAAGTCATGTGTGGCAACAATCAGCAGAAAAGTATGGTAGACATTGGAAAGATGTTATAAAAATGATTCAAGATAAGAGAATGAAATATTATGAACTTGATATTGAATGGCACAAAAAACAAGAAGAAGAAATAGCACTCGAAAAGGTAGCTAAAAAGGAGTTAGAAAAAGAATTGAAAAAGGCTAAAGAGCCAAAAGAAAAGAAAACATCAACAAAGAAAAAGGGTACAAAGACAACTGAAACAGAGGCTACAGGCTCATAGTCCATAGCGATTATGAGCCTTAGAAGGTGAAACTACTTAAAGGGAGAGATGTGAAAATGAAACAGGTAATTATAGAAATGATTAACGGAGAACCACATGTGAAATCCAAGCCACGTAAAATCGAAGTCCTTATAAAGTATCCTAAAAAGCATGGATTAAAGAAAAGGATCAAAACTGTTTGGTATCATGTTAAATCATTTCTAGGATTAGTTTAACCAACGGAAAATTCCGTTGGATTTTTTTTATTTATTCAGTTCTAAATGACTTGTGCTTCACATATGATAATAGTTATTTGCATTTGACACCTTCTTTGATAAACTATACTTGTAGCAATATTCATACTAGGAGTGGTAGCTTGAAAGTAGCACTATATACAAGGGTTAGTTTGGATAAGGAAGAACAAAAAACATC